TAACGCGCGAATTACCGGAAAATCTCAGTTATAAATTTTTAAAAAAGGAGCGCTTTGCAATTGGACCGTGGCGCTCTGATGGCTTTTATTTATATTTAGATAACAGGCCAATTTGTTTTATTGACAGTGACAACACTGTCTACGATGTACACAAAGCAAGCGCGCTGCCACCATATAAAGAGCCATTTTTTAAATCCGCATTTTTCCAGGCTTTGGCAATTACTTTGCCTATCATCTTTCTATTTTTCTATTTTCTATCAATGCAATTTTAAACATTAATTAAGGGGTTAATTATGTTCAATTTGTCTAACTTTTTTGACGTTGTAGACGCTGCAATTGCAGCAAATCCAAATTTTTTAAATAAATCGGTTGCGTTTGAAGAATTTATTGCGCAACGCAGCCATCTGAATCAACCACTACCAAAAAAATACCAAGATAAAATTTTGAATTGGTATGCAGAATGTCCAATTTTTAATTATGCAGAATTAACTGGAGGTAACTATGATTGCACAAATTAAACTGACAAAAACAATGCTTGATAAAGCAATTATTGACGCGAATAGCAGCGTTCGAGAATTTGCTTTTTTGCAGGGTATTGACTACACGGATATGCAAAGCGGCGACAGACACCAATTGACCGCATTTTTTGCCGATGGCAGTGAAACCGTCATTAATTTATATAAAACCAACAATGCGCGCGGTGATAGGCGTATCAGTATCAAAGGCATCAAAAAACATTTTAAAGCTGGTGATATTTTGACCATTGAAGTTATCAACAACCAAATACAAATAAGGGGCTAAACATGAACTATGGTGATTATGACAACGTTACAAAAGACGCAACAAAATTAATTGATATTTTAAACAGGCAGGGCAGCCATATATTTTTAGAAGTATTAGCCGATCAACTGGCCCAGACCAGTTATGACTACTCATTAACTCAAGATGAACGCAACACCTATCATAAAAGCATCTGTAACGATCTTAAAAATTTAATTTTAGAACGCATATAAACTAAATATTTATAAGGGGCAACAAATGACTATTTTAAACACTGAAACAGGGCAACAAATCGCGCATATAATTTCCCGAATTGATGCTGCAAACATAATGTATAGACATAATAAGGACAATCACAGCGCTCAATGCTTTTGGATGCTTAGTAAGTTTACCGCAATTATTACCTTACAGGAAAAATATGGCATCCCTCACGCTTCTTATAAAGTCGCTAAGGAGGGTATTGATCGTAAAAATATCGCCAACGCTTCACTTTAATAAACAAACCACTTAACTATCAAAGCCCCTTAATTGGGGCTTTTTAGGTGTAAATAACTTACTATTCGCAAAAAGGGGCAAACCATGACACTCACAAACAATTACGACGCGTTAGTTTCAGCGCTTACACTGGCAATAACAGCGCCAGATGACACAAAAGCTGCACAATGCGTTGAAATAGCTGAAAGCATAGCGGTAAAGCTTTCTGAATTAGACGTTGAACGGGCAAAAAAGCAAGCGACCATCGAGGCTAACAAAAATTAATAATCTATCAATTTAAGGCCATTTTTTGGCCTTTTTTTATGTCCACCTCGATCTAGTGGCAACATTCACATTTTTGGGCATTTTTTGCCCTTTTTTTGTACCCACCTCGATCTAGCGGCAACGCTTGACCACCTCGATCTAGCGGCAACGCTTGACCACCTCGATCTAGCGGCAAGCCTCCTCGATCTATGAAATTACTTACGTTTTATTAAACTTTGCACTGTTTTTGTCTCAAAAATGCGTATTCCTAACCAAATAATAGTAAACAAGCTTGCAGTTGGCGGCAGCCAAGTTGCATATGACAAAACTGCTGTACCAGCAGCGGCAACATCAACAATATCTTTTTTCTCATCAAACATAAGTTTCACCAAAATCCAGGATACCAGTGTCAAACAAAAGTGCTTCACTCCTCCGTCTACGAGTCAAACCAGCTAACGGCTTACCACCGGATTTATCCCAGCGTAGAATTTGCTCTGAAACTTTGTCGTAAGTACCTGAATTCAATACTTTTAAAAGAGTGCTAGAATTTAAATTTGTAGCCCCTAAGTTAAACGTCCAGCAAACAAGCGCATCATATTGATTTTGCGTTAAATCAACATTAACAAGCCTCTGCACATCATCTTCAAATACTAAAATATCATCTAACAGCAGAAAATTTGCCATTTCTTGCGTAATAATTTGGTTTTCTTCAGCAGTTTTAGTGTGACCCCAGCCAATTGTTATAACATTGCCAGCACATCTATAACTTTTAAGCTCACAACCTTCAAAATGCTGTATTAAAGACACACCTTTTTCTGATATTTTCATTTTACTGTTACCCAAACGCAAAAAACCGCCAGCAATGACGGTTGTAAGAGGCTGTAAACATCGCAGTCTAAAAGCCTACATTAGAGATTTCAGCACATTTTTGATTGAAAGTCAACACATAGAGTGTTTGATTTAACGCTTTTTCCAAAACTTATCACTCATAATAATTCGTAATAAATCTAAACCAATAACAATTAACAAGCAATCTAAGAAAGTTACAATCAATGCGCTCATACACTTTGATCCTTTAAGCCATGAAAAATAGCTGCACTTATGTAAGCATCCCTTTCCATGTACTTGCTTAACAGCAAATCAAATCGTTTTTTCCATACTTTTCTTGCTTGAAATAGAGTTACACCTAACATTTTGGCTAAATTTCGCTCACTAATTGCGCGAGACCCTAACCCTTTGCAGCTTTCACACACTTCAATTTTTGCACCCAGCTTAATTTCGCCAACGCCTTTACATTTTCTGCATTTATGTGGGTTTATAGCAATCTCTAAAGCGCTTAACGCTAAAATAGCAACCATCATATTACTTTCGTTATCAAGTAGCTTAAATCGCATTTTAAGCGCCTCATCTACCGCTAAGTTATTAAGTTCTAACCTGCTTCCTCGATCTAACGCAAATTTTTCCAGAGAATATAAATACGTCATGCGATCAAGCCTTGCTAAACAGGCAGATACGTCCGTTGCAGTAATTGAATTACCACTTGTACTGCGTACAGAGTCAAACCCTGGAGCGCCAGCAGATAGCATTGCCATTAACTCACTGCTCAACTTTAATCCTAGACTTTTTTTCTAACATCTCATGCAAAAACTTTTGCAATCGCCTGATATCTTTTACTGTGTAGCTAGTTTTAAGCACAACACTACCTGTTGCAGTTGACATACCAACTTTATAATCTTCATTTAACAGCGGTAATTCTTTTACATCTAACATTGTCCAATCCTATTTTCGTGATATTTAATTAAACTTTTTGTATCCGCTAAAATTTCTTCATAATCTGCTTTGTATAATTTTTTAATATTTCGTTTGTCTCTAAGCATTTGCTCGACAAAATCTTCTCCATAATAATTTTGCATCCAGATGGTGTACCAAGCCTCTGCCGAACCATGCTTCATACCAAACGCATTGCATTTTTTGCACTGAGGATGAATATTGACTCTCTCCAAAGCCCAATAGGATGAACTACCTTTTGGTATAAAATGACCGCCATCCATGTCTTTCCAGTGATGCCAGCGGCTTAAATCTGTTGGATCACAACTTACACATTCCGCATATCCATTGCTGTTTGCGGCTTCAATTCTTGCCAATTTTTGCAGCTCACGAAGGCATTTTGCTCTTAGCGTCTGTTTCGCCATTAAAATACAACAACCATGTCTTGCTGTTGACTTGAAAGCCCTGCCCAATAGGGACTTTTTATGTAACCCTGTATGACATCGTTAAATAATTGCTTAAACTTTGTCTCGTTGCCAAGCTCTGCAAACGAAATGCTTTTAGCCCAAAAATGTGTGTTGTTTTTCTTATCAACTACCGTGTCAAAATGCCCTCCCCTAATTAATAAAACTTTGCGCCAAACATCTCGTAAAATGTAATCTTCTTGCCACTCAAATGTTTTATTAACAAAAGCAAAAAAACGTTTATGGTTTTGCACACTGCGATCAGTTTTGATTTCAATTAATATTTCACTGTTTGGCAGTTGTGCAAAGATTTGCTGTGCGTCTTGATCTGCCGGAAACAATGATTGATTAGTTTTTCTAACAATGGCTTTCACACTATTCGCCTTTTCAGCCATTTTGCTGATAAACGATCAGTTTTATGTTTAAACAACGGGTAAGCTGTTTTAGATTTTGATTTAAGCTCTAACAGTTTTTCATCAAAAGTATCTCTTGTTCTAACTCTGCTTCTCACTGTTGGCAACGGCAACCCTGTTGCATCAGAAATATCCCAAACCGTATAAAAATTATTTTTTTTAAATACACCTGTTTTACCGATGTACAAAATTAACTTTCTTGTTGTTGGATCAGCCATTACACCAACTCCTGTCCTCTAATTTATCTACAATTGATCTGCCCCTTATTGTTGTTTTACTTGCAAGTTTTTTTGGCAATCTGTTTTCAAGCCAGCTAGGTTGACAAGATTTCCAACCCGAATCTATAACCTGCGTAATAACCCATTCTGGCTTTACACCTAACTGCAAAACGCAATTTTTAACAGCTGAAACAAAGCGATCAAAAGAATTTTGTGTTAGCTGTGATTTCATGTTGATTCGATGATCTATAAATT